GCATCGTCGGTATCCGAATCCGCGGCTTGCCCGATAAGATAGGCTCGCCCATGCGCCGTACAGAAGAAATGTAGATCCGCTCTTTGTCCGACACTTTCAGCACTTCGTGCCACGGCATCTGTGGTGTCGCACTCAGTTCGCACAGGTTCTGTATATCTGTGAGCGTGTAGGTTACTTCGGGGTCTAGGTTTGCAAGTTTTTTTCTGCCAGCTTTCGTGATAACAGTAGAATTTAATTGGGTTGATAAACTCTTCAGTTCCGCTGCGGACAGATAATTGTTCTTGCATAGTCTAAGCCATACCTCAATTCCAGTTAATACATTTGGAGAAATGGACCAACCGGATCCTTCGCGCCAATACAGGAACCCTTGTTCTTTGAGGTCATTTGCGATTCTGTTGGCGATAAAGTTTGTACGAGCAAGGATAAGCCACTCACCAGTTGTAATGTCCACATCTAGGATATCACGATGCCACACTACTGTTCCAGTTTTATCGGTGGGTGACCACACTTTTTTCTGTCGTATATCTATTTGTTTTACAAGGGAATCCGCTAAATTATACACTGCCGTGGGAAGTCTGTATGATTTATCCAATACCACTTTATTTTCTGATGAACGCAAAAAATCTCCCACGTCTACACCCATCCAAGAATAGATGCACTGGTCATCATCGCCTGCATAGTAAATACGTTTTGCCTTCTGCTTCAGGACATCATGCACCATGCGCCACTGCATAGGTACAAGGTCCTGCGCTTCGTCTACAATCAGGACATCTAACGTCGGACCTTGGCCCTCGGCTACAAACTCATCGATCATGTCAACAAAATCTAGCTTGCCTGTTTCTTTTTTGTAGTCACGCAGTACCTGATCTACCAGCTTCAGTTGCTGATAATGCAACCTGCGATCTGCTGTAACAGAAAACTGTTCTTCTAGTGTCCTACCTGTAACACGCGCCATTTGAACTAACGACAAGTACGCATCACCGCTACGCCCCGGTGTAAACAATATACCGTCAGACATTTTCACGGATGAGTTGGCAGAAAACTCAAGCCCCAGATACTCACCTATTTTAGTAAAATCCTTCCCGACTAAAACTTTATTGGTGCTAAGACCTAGTGAATGAAACGCCAACGAGTGTAGTGTGCGAAACCATACCATCTGTTCTGCATCCATGTTCAGCTTTTCTGCCGCACGGTTACGCGCTTCTTCTGCGGCCTTCCGGCTAAACGAAACGAATGCAATCCTGTCCGGCGGTGTGCCGCGAGACAGTTCATCTTCCACGATTGATATAAGTCTGGTTGTCTTACCTGTACCGGGTGGTCCGAAAATCGTAGTTTCCATTAGAATGGCACCTCGTTTTCTCCGACATCGATCCTTGGTACTTGGACCTCGGAACTGAATGACGGCACCCACCACACGCGCATAGGCTTGGTGTCACCCTTGCTTGTGTTGAACCTCTTCTGTCCATTGGCTGTACCATCAATGTTCAACTCTTTCAGGCGTTCCTGTATCTGACCACGACTGTAGCTATCGAACTTGTTGTTGCGTAGATACTTGATCAACGCTTCAAGTTTGAAGAAGGTCTTGCCCTCTTCATCATCAGTGTATGGCTTGCCCAATGCTAGCTCTTCGGCTGACTGCGCCTGTACCCTGCCGTCACAGAATGCTTCAAGCAGATCCATGAACTGACCCTTGTATGTCAGTTCTTCTGGCACTTCGATTTCACTCATGTCTTCCATCATTGCCGACACAATAACTTGCCAGTCAGCGATCTTCATCATTGGTGGCATGATATGTATCTGTTCCATGCATGCCTTTTGGAATCGTTGTGGTGTCTGTAGATCGTCTGTTGTTAGCTCGACACGCTTGCCGCCTACGTCACAAAACCACACAGGTGGCTCAGACTTAACAACACACAGTCCCGTGATCTCAACGCTAGTGACGCTGGACCCGATACCATACTTCTTGGTCTTGCATAGACTCTTGTTGCAGAACGACTTCAGTGGCTCTTGATCACACGGGAAGCCGTACTCCTTCTTTTCATGCTGTTGCTGGATCGTTACGATCTCTGTAGCTGGCAGAGGTGGGGTGCAGTACTTCATGTTGATTTCTTCCAGACGCTGCTTCCAGCTTTCTGGCTTTTCTTTTTTACATGCTACTGCTGCCGCAAACATAACTGTGTTGCGCGTACCTTCAGGTATCCCCTGCCCAAACATACAGTTCAGGCAGGGGGACCACTCCGCGAACTCGTCTACCTGTTCACCAAATGTCAAACCAACAAAACCATTTGGGTCTACAGATCTGGCACTGACAAGTTCAAGGAATCTTTCTAACGATGCGGGTTCGCCATCTTCGTCAATCGCGTAGCGGAGAGTCTGTTCCGTATCAAAGTACGGAAGGTTAATAAAGTTGCCAACATCGCCACGCTCGACAAGAATCTGTTCTTGCTTTGGGAATATTTCACAGCCACCGTATCCAAGATAGGCAGCAATCTCTGACGCTTTGTCACGCAACTCTCCTGCGCTGATCCAATCACTAAAGAAAAAGAATATGTGGGCACCGCCGGACTTACTCCTACACACAACGCAGGGTACTTCCATTTCACGCAGCTTCTTGTCTATTGCCACCAGATCAAGAGGATACTGGTCAATATCAAGAGCGCCAAACTTGCACTTGTTGTGTTCGTTGATAGGAATAGATCCAACACCATTCAACCCCTGTAGGTGTGCCCGAATTAAATCTAATGTTAGTGGCTTCCTTACGATGTACGACTTGGCTTTCTGTTTACCAGCCCGTCGTTCATCAGATATTTGTGTCTGTCCATGTGCTGCGCCGAAGCCTTCAAACGCAGCCATGAACCGTTCATCTATGTTCATTGGTCTGCCCCATGTTGGTTGTGCAGGGGTGGTTGATTAGCTTAATCGGTGTTGTTAGCCACCATCGCGGAACTAATCAACCTTAACGCATCCCCTGACTGCGCTCACAACGTCCGCGAATTAAAACGGTACATCGTCTCCAATGTCCGAACTAGACTGGTTCAGTTCATCAGCCGTGCCTGCGGCTGTCTTGATCTCGCCCTTCTTAAACTGGTTATACAAGTCACGAGCTTGGGTTACGATAGCAGGATCTACCTTCTGGATATCGCCCTGCGCTATCTGGTAGTTGAACCACGAACCTTTGTCGTTGCTCTCCTGCACAGAAGTCAACTTCCACACAGTGGCCCACATAGGTGGGGTGAACAGGCCCTTTTCTGGATGCATGATCTTCATGCCAGCGCGGCGGGTATTCCACTGCTTGGCAATCTTCATCTGGGTCTTCTTCATATCGCAGATCATCTGGTGCGGCACACCGTCTTCGCCGAATGCCAATACCAAAAACTGCGCTGACCTCACGAGTTCGTTACCAGATGGTAACATTTCGTTAGCACCAACACGTTCCGTGCTACGGATATCAGGGCTATTCGGATCCAGTTCACCCATGAACGCACCACCATTCTCGCGTAGCTGGAACTCCAGATACTTCATGGTGTAGGCGCACGGGATTACGTTCACGCCTTCTTCCGAGTCCCAGAAGTCACCAGTCACAGTATTAAACAAGTCACCACCCGAAGCACCCTTGATGTACTTTGAGTCCTGCTTGTTCAATTGTGGTGACAGTGGTTGCAGGATACGCAGAAAAGGAATCTGCATATCTTCTGCGGTTACATTCTCCAGACCTTCACCTGCACTCGCGTACAGATCGTCCATTATATTTGCCACAGCCGTGGACTTTTTTTCTGCTACTGCTGTTTCAGCCATCTTCTTTCTAGCTCCGTGTTATCTTCGCTTCAGTTCCTACAAACACACCGAATGTTTCAAAGTCGATATCTTGTCCCGACTCTATCCGGTTCTTTACCCACGCCTTTAACGTCTGTGGATGGACGTGAGTCTTCTGTACTGGATCAAGACCCTGTGTCCGCAAGTCATCTACGACTGCCCCTGCCACATTGTCCTGTCCGGTATTAAATGACACTGTCACATCATTCTTGATGATGTCCCCTTCGCCAATAGAACGTAGCCAAGCATAGGCTTCATCGCGTTTGTCGTCCGTGATACGGGCGTGTACAAACTGACGGAGCTTTATCTTGTTGCCATCAACTTCAAGACTCTCCACACCCATCTCTTGCATCAGGGCAGGGATATCTTCTTCGTTGATCTTACGCTTCTTGTACTTGAGATCTTTTAGGTACTGCTCTGCGGCAGCAATATCTTCGTCAGCCTTGATAGACTCACGGATTAGAGTGGAAAGACGCGACGCGCCTTTCGTATCTACATTGTCGAACTTATCGGCATCGACTTCCTCATCTAGTAGCTGGAACCAATCAGCCATCTTCCTTCTCCTTCTGTTAAAGTTTAAGCCCTTCGGCTGTGGGTGGTGATCCTATAGAGTGTGACCACCATGTCAAGCGGATAATTTTTTACCTGCCTGATATTCTTTCTTGACAATGTGCGCGACCTGCTTGCTTACACTTCTGTCGCTCTTCTCTGCCATTGCCTTCAACATCTTGTAAATGTCAATCGAAACTGCAACTGATTTCCACTTATCTGTATCCACCTATTGTCTCCTAAATTTTTCTTTGCTAGTCTTACCTTATCTGATAACAAAAAGGATAGTCAAGTACCAAATGAAACCAGATCATCGTATCGCATATGGAAAACAATCTGAACTCATCGCCGCCGCTTGGCTAATCGGGCGCGGCTGCTACGTCTACTCCCCCTTCATCGAACAGGGGCCAGTGGATCTTATAGCCCTGACGCCGAAAGGCGAAATCCATCTCTTTGATGTGAAGACGGTAAGTCGGCGGAAAGACGGGAGCGTAATAAGCCGTACTCTCAAACAGGGCCAGCAGGCACTCGGGGTCCGACTCTTGTACGTTGATCGGGACACGAATGAATGTCACTTTTACCCTCATCAATTCTCCAAACATCCAAATGCTCCTCAACGTGCAGCTAACCGTCACTTCGGCGGGGTGATAGCTCCAACCACTGACGAGCTTCTTCCCCCAGTGTCTTCGCCGACAGATCAATCTTCTTGCGAAGAGACTTGACAATATACTCATCAATCGTGGAGCGACTCACCAGATCCACATACGTCACTGCATTGTCCTGACCGATACGGTGCGCTCTGTCTTCCGACTGCACCCGTGTTTCTAGGTTGAAGTCGTTAGCGTAGTAGATCACATTTGTAGCTGCGGTCAGCGTCAAGCCATAACCTGCGGTCTGCGGGTTGGCGACGAAGAACCTTGCATCTTCAAACTGGAACCTGCGAACTGCCGTTTGTCTGTCCTCATCCGAAGTATCGCCGTAGTATGTGACCACGGAACTCGGTCCGTGGACCTTGGACAGCTTGGCTTCGATGTTTCTGATGTCGTACCTGAATCGTGACCAAATGATTACCTTGCCGGACATCTCATCTATTGTGTCGATCAACGCATCGATTCGTCTGGTTGGAAACTCTATCAGTTCGCCATCATCGGACATGACGTGCCCACACAACACCTGCTGTAGCCGCAACATCTGTGTCATCACAGACGGTGCTGTCACCAGTTCGCCATCATCCAGCAGGGCGATAGCCGCGTTCTTTAATGATATGTAATACTCGTGTTGCTCTTTGGTCAGCGACACATCGCGTGTTGTGTAGATCTTGTCAGGCAGATCCAGCGCCTGATCTTTGGTTACACGATACGAGAAGCGATCCAGCTTGGTAGCAAGCTCATCAAGATTTCTGTATCCCACGATCTGCTGAAAACTGTGACCGCCCATCCGCTGTGTTCTTGTGATAGCGAAACGACCTTGGAAGGCATAGTAGGATTCAAATCCAAGCAGTCGTTTGGACATGAAGGCACATTGCGAGTATAAATCCATCGGCGATTTAGTAACGGGCGACCCGGTAAGTATACGCCGAAACGATGCCTTTTCACCAAGGACAACCAAAGCTTTAGTCCGCTTGGCTTTGGGGTTTTTAATAGTTGTTGACTCATCGACCGCAAGTAGGAACGCCGAGTCGCGAATGAATAGATCCACAAATTTGCTGACCTTCGGTGTTGCAAATCCTTCAACATTAACCAGCAAGATGCGGAGCTTGTCACGCTCTTCAATCCCAGCCTTGAGGCGTTCAGCTTGGGTTTTATTTGGAGACGGAGTCCAAACATAAACCTCGTGTTCAACGTCCGTTGGTAGGTGAGTTGGTATCTCTGATATCTGCCAGTTTCGGTATACACCCTTGGGCGCGACAATAATCGCGGTGTCGATCTTACCCTGCTCGTATAGCCAGACCATGTTGTCGATAAGTACTTTGGATTTGCCACAGCCCATCTCCATGAAATAGCCGTAGTTGACCTTGTCGTAGCTTCTCAACAAAGCTTCATGCTGGTGTTGATACGGTTTTGTTTTATAGTTAAATTTCATCTGCGCCCCTTCGTAGTGTGTCATTCGTCTTGTTCTGGTTCTTGCAGTCCACTACCCAACAGCGAGAACTTGGCTGACTCTAAATAGAATAAGATGTCAGCTACATCTTCTTGTGTGGTCATCATCTTAATTGATCCGTCTTCGGCTTCGCCCAAGATAACGACATCTTTGTATATCTTCGATGCGTACTCGCATACAACTGGCACTGGATCCAGTACGACTTCAATCTTCTTGGGCTGTTCCAGATACACTACGTTGTCTGTCATTAGCTTCGTTCCTCATATCAACATATGTTTGTTTGCGTTTGAAAACCTTGTCGGCTTCCCGATATAATCCCGCAGCTTGCAACTCTGTGTACTCTTCGTCAAGTACCCTTATGATACGACTCAGCCCCGCAATATCCTGTGCCATGCTTCCAGTACCTCTGTTTCTAGTGTGTGGTGTACTGGTTCTGGATCATTCAGATATTCTTCCAGCACTCTTTCGATTGTGGATACAGCTTCACCCCACGACATCACAGGCTTTTGGTCTGCCGCTATCATGCGTTCTGTGGCCTCTAACCTAGTCTCATACATATCAGACTCCTGTTGTGGCTTATCATCCTTTATTTTATAGGACTCTGCGCTATTGTCAATTATCGTCAGGCCGCATGAGTGGCACTCGCGCTTCGCATGTGGTTTTGCGATCTGATTTACTGCGCCCTTGCACCTTGGACATCTGCCGTAGTCCATCAGCTTTTCCCAGCTTCCATCGCCTTGTATAATCAATGCTTGGTCTCCTCTTCATCATCTATTGCAGATGCTACAGCCGCTTCCATCGCAGACGCCATCATCTGAGTCACTGCACAAGGCGAGTGCGGATTATTCCGCAACGCCATAGACAAGGCCGTACACATCAGCAGAAACGAAACCATATCAGGATCCAGCTTCTTTTCTGCAAACGCTTCCATCGCGTCATTAATTATGTGCGCCGCCTTGGCGGTGCTAGAACTTTGGGACATATCTTACTCCATCGTTATCCAACTGTTTCATCGCCGCATACTCTTTGTACTTGGCATCAATGTCCGCCTGATCTGCCCCATCAAAAATCATGTCGCCGAACTCACGCATCAGTCTACGCCGTTCCTCTGCGACATACACTAGATTATCATCCTTCATCGACCACCCCCTTTATTTGCGTTCCACGGCACCAGTGACCGTTGTCCAGATCAAATACATACTTGAACCTACGGTCATCGCCCCTTGGACCTATGTTGGCTTCCAGACAATCGTGCCCGTACTTTTCACCGCGCCGCACTTCTTCTATAGCGATCACCCTTGCAACACCGTATGCAGTATCGACCGTATCTTCCAGCTTAACAATCATTGGTGCTTCTCCCAATACAGTGACCACGACTCAGCCAGCACGTCCATTGTCTCATCCAACGGGTGGTGATCCACCAAGTGCATGTGGCTTTCCATGCGGCTGGTGAACTCATGCCATGTCTCGCATTCGCCAATGATGGCATCAATCTTTTCGATAAACTTCTCTTCCCGATCCATCATCATGCTCTTGACTTTGCCCATAGCCTAACTCCTTCCTAAAATTTATGTCGCTACGCAAACGCTTCTTGGTCTTGATACGTCCTAACGTATCATATTCCCGATCCACTTCCAGTATACGCAGATCTGCAATCAACCGCGACCAGCTAGGTACACTCATGTGGATGTCTCCTGATGCAACCAAACCACTTCTGGTTCCCTGCCGCCCGTCAGGTTAACGACCTCACGCATAGCCTTGTCTTCGGCTTCGTCAAGATCGGATGCCAGTACGTTTACTTCACGATCCACTAACACCCGAACCTTGACCCGATAGTTACCACGATCTGTCATTCTAATCTCCAGTCCACACCATCTTCAGTAGTCAGGCAGAAGGTGCTGTGCATTGGTTCTTCAGACTTGAACCCTTGTTGGGTGAGTGCCATGTGGCACTCACTTATTGTGTCGTGGGTACTGATCACATTGACCGTACCCCCATTGAAGCTGGTCATAGTGACCATGATCAGCAGATACTTACTCATCCGACTCGTCCTTATTCAAGTGATAAAGTGCAGTCACTGCATGGGCTGAGTCGATCAACTTGTGCATGTCGGCACAGGTAACAGCTTCAATGCCATGCCACTGAAGATCTTCGCCGATACTGTTGGCGGCTTTGACCAATTCCTCAACGCTCTCCAGCATTGATGGATATTTATCGCGAACCTGAAACAGCAGGGCTTCACGCACCATTGCTTCCTGCTCACGTTGCTTCGCCCAATATTCCTGACGCTCTTCAATCGTCATGTTTTCAAAATTCTTTGGTCTGCCCTTACTCATTATCCAGTCTCCTTCCTTCCATAAAACTTTTACTATAATAGACACTACAATCACTGTCCTGCACATCATCGGCAAAACAGTTATCCGGCAATGACTCGCTGTTCTTTATCCATGCGAGTCTGTTTTGTAGACGCTCATCATCAGCGTGACGGTTTATGCTCGACTCAGATCTGTCGTTCAGCTTCCTATCAAGCCCGTTCCTTTCGACCTTCCTCATCGCACCTTTGACCTCGCTACATATGCATCCCGTGCGATCAGCTTGTTCGCAATCATGTCCCGTACATCTTCGTAGGACTCTGCAACGAAATACCCATCGTGCCGACACAGGCCGTCATTAATTACTGTGACCTCGCGCTCTGTCCCGCCCCACTTCATATTGCGAGTGGTGACAGTGAACCTGTCACCAACCAAAAATATTTTATCCAGATCCTCTCCAGACAAGTGATAAACTTCTGTAAGTTCAAGCGTTATCATTTTCTATTCTCCACAAACTATTATATTTACTGGTATCAGTACTCCAATTATCACCTGACTTCTGGCATTCATACACAGTGCAATAGAAGGTCAATGGCAAAGGACGTTCACCTTGTTCGCTCCAGATGTTAATATCAAACATCCGGTCACCTAGTTGAAAGCCATGCCAGTAATCTTCCTCACCTTTTGGAAACATGTCATTCCGATATACTTCCAAAGCTTTCTGGCTTTCGCATTCAATCCAGCCGCGCTCGTAATCGGACAGTTCAAGTTCGTTCTCATCAAAAACAAACAGGACACGCATGTGACCTTCATCATCATGGACAATGTCCCAATGATGGTCAGGGCATGTGTTCAGCCATTCCATCAATTCTTTTCTGTTAATCATTTCACCTTAACCCCATAAAAAACGCTTCGGGCATCTTGTGTCAGGGTCATCACCTTTCACATGAAAAAGCACGTTAACAATGTAGTCACACCGTGACTTTTTTCTTTTGCGATACCACTTAAATTCGACTTTGTGCTTCGCAACTGCCGTAACAAACTTACCTTTGAGGCTGATTGTTTCACTAAAATTAGGAGCGGCAGATCCACCTTTACCACCTTTATGGTGATAGGCATAAACCTTGTAGCCATCCATTGGCTCATAATTTTTATAGTCATTGGAAAAGCCTTCACTAAAATGATGAACCGCCTCTTCATGACCTTGAATTTGTTTAGTCCCACATTGCGTGAAACTTCTATGAATTTCATCCGGCGGCCAGTTTTGAAAAACACTACTCATCACGCGACCTCCTTTCCTGACGGGTCAGGGTCATAGTCTTCATAGACATGTTCATGGATGCACTCAGAACAATAATGCTCATCGTGCGGCGCTTTGTGCGTGGCTTCAGCCTCGCAATATGGGTTTTGACAAATCATCACGCGACCTCCAGATCTGTGAAAAAGTGTGGGCGATAATCTTCAATCTCCCCAGCAAACGTGTGTAACAAAGTCAGATCAAAACGATCACCAATGAACCGAATGTCATTGGACAAAGTTTCAAAGCTGGTCTTGGGCGCAACAGAGTCACCTTTTTCATCACAACCCAACACCAATGCCTTACCAGCTAGAGGCGGGGGATAGTTGCGGTGAATCCAGAATGTCTGATCCTCGACATACAAACCCTCATCATCAACAAAGGCCGCATCATGTATCGACATTTGGTTCCAGTACAGACGCACGACATCTAAACAACCACGGCTGGCATCGATCATGCGGCTGATGCTTTTATCATCGCCGTCATAGTCAACTGTCGTGACGTTACGGCTAAATGGATTTATGAAATATGCTTGCATTACTTTGATCCCTTCACTGTCATTGGTTTTGATCTAGCCTCTTTTAACCACGCACGGTTGTTGATCGTAATGTGCAACACACGATGACGTAGTTTGGGTCTGGCTAAACCCACTGTAATCACTTTATGTTTCATGGTAAGAACCCCTTCTACCTTGAACCTCGGACCTTGGTGCTTTACAATTGACACCTGATTTAGTAAGATCCTAGCATAATATCCCATACGGTCAAACATAAAAATAACAGGGCATATAATGTTTTCTACGGGTAAACGATTTAATTTATTTTTTTCTGAAAATAGTGATACAAACGGTACAAGTGATACAACCCTTATCCAGTAAGGGTTGTAGCTGTACCACTTCTGTATCACTGTAACACTTTTAATGTTGTACGGGGATGGATTTTGGAAAATAAAAAAGATAAACCCACAGAAAACACTATAGGCAAGGCTGGTAGACCTGCGGGGCTTACCAACAGACAGCGTGAATTTGCCAAGTATTATGTCGAGGGTAAATACTCCAACGCTGAGTGTGCTAGAAAAGCTGGCTACGCTGAAGGTAGTGCCGCACAACATGCCGCCAAACTTCTTGACGGTAAGTCGTTCCCCGAAGTCCCCGAACTGATCAAGGATATGCGGCAAGCCAGAGAGCGCAGATATGGCGTGACTCTGATTAATCAACTCAAGCGGTTTGAAGAATTGTCGGTTGCCGCTGAAGAGGCTGGTCAATTCAGTGCCGCCATCAATGCCGAAAAGATCAGATCCAGCTTGGGTGGTTTGACCATCGACAGGCGAGAGTCTACGCATGTGCATCAACTCGACAACATGTCGCGTGATGATATTGTTGCCAGACTCGCCGCGATCAGAAAACAATACCCAAACGCATTCCCCGAACCTGAGATGAAAAGGGTTGAAGATGCCAAAGACAGAACGCAGTCTGTGGAACTCATTGAAGCAGAATTTACCGAAAAAGACCCACTTCCAGCGGATATAGAATAGGGCTGGCGAAGGTATGCCAGACGTATATTTATGCATGGACGGTGTGCCGATATGGTCTGAATTAAAAATAATTAAAAATGGCAAGGTATCTATATCAAAGTCCCAGATTGCTTGGCATTTGGGGCATACGCGCTGTAATGGTGTGAGTTTTTTCCTGCTACACTGCCCCTCGACAGGCAATGTATTTTTATTTGACGGGGGTTTAGCGACCAAGTTGCAAGGTTCAAGGATCGATGACCTGCGATCTGCGGCCTCATGGTGCGGCGATCTGCGATCTGCGCCTTCTGCGCTCCGCACCTGCGCCCTCGCACGGTGGAACTGCGACCTGCAACCTGCGGACGGCGAGTCGGCGGCGTGACATAACAAAAGCCTAGCGGGTTTACCCGCTAGGCTTGCTGTCCTAGTGTTCGATATAGGCGACGTTTTCAACTGTACGATCCCAGCATGCGCGACAATCGGCGCATTTGTTACCTTGCTGTGGTGCTGGGCACCTGTGCCCGATATGACCAGCCATCGCCTTACTGTTTACCGTGCTGGTATTTTCCCATGATCCGGCTGGTATGCCGTCAATCATGGTGGCGGACATCCGCAACGTGACATTGTCGGGAAGCTTGCGAAGCTTCAACACCTGCGCCCAGATTCCATATTCGCGGCTTGGTATCCAATGCCGTAGGTGCGGCGTCGCATCGCAAACATCTAGGATGTTTAAACCCATCGCGACGCTGTCAACGTCGCCACTATCAAACCATCTAAATTCTGGATGCTTTGCAACGCGCTTGCTGTGCAATAACGCGACCATGCGCGGGACAAAATCCAGCGCATTAAAGAACACTTCGCGACGTGCCATCGCGTCGATCACGTTTGGCATGTTATAGCGGCCTTTACATGCATAGCAATTCTCGCATGTGCTGCCCTTTACTTTGCGAAGCTTCGACCCAGTGTGGCAAAGCCTAGCGTCTCGGTTGATCGAATAGCCGGGCATTTTAGACGGCTTCGATAGCATCGGAAAATCTAACTTTACTTGATCCATTTAATACCCCTTTCAATGGTTATATAAGATAATCCCATAAATAAATTTATAAATCAATAACAATCTGCGACCTGCGACCTGCGCCCGTCCGCCGCCGCGCCGCGCTTGTCGCACGAAAAAGCCCGACTCAATTGAGTCGGGCTTTTCTTTACATTTCTCCCCATCCTGCTGACCGTAACCATGCGTTATCTTCGTCTGCGGCTTCCAGCCGCGCTTCGTGTTCCGCCTGCACCTGTGGATCGTCTAGGCATTTGTCGCAAAACACGGTTGTCACATGACCGTTTTGATAGGCTGTCGAGCCGCATGTGGTTTTGATTTCTTTATAGTCATAGCCGCGTGGCACATAGTAAGAAGCTTCGTTATCACACATAATAGTCTCCCTTCCGCTGGGCATAAAAGCCCAGCGCATGAATAGCGTTATTTACACAGTTAGAAATAGCGCGGTTGACCCCGCGAAACACGGGGGATGGGCACAATGCCCAAAATAAGTATATAAGAAAATCCCATAACATCAACAATAAATTAACCTATTTATGACCTGCGATCTGCGATCTGCGCCCGCCGCCGCCGCGCCCGCGTTTGGTATAAAAAAAGGGCGGCTGTGGTAGGGAGAACACCACAGCCGCCAAGTCGGGCGGGATATTACCCGACCAAACGATACCCAGCCGAGGCGCTGCCCATCTGGCTGGCAATGGTCCAACCGTCAGCGCGTAGCTGGTATACCGCGTTATAAACTTGACTGTCGGTCAAGTTTAATTCGCGCTTCAAGAATTTGCACGTCGTCTTTTTATGACGACGCTGTCTCAGCGTAGCTAAAACGTCACGCTTGATTACATCGAACATCGGGCCGCGCTTCTGCGTCCGTGTCTTGGCTACAGTGATAGGCGTATCGCCGACCTTTACCGTAGGTTTACCGTCTGCGGTGACGGTGATTGTGATATTGATATCAGTCATAGAGCTATCCCTTTCTTTTGACTGTTAACATGTATGGGGAAATCCCATGTATCCATCGTACTGCTTACTATGGATTAATCAATTACTATTTTGGCAAATGTCTTTTGTTAAAAATGCAATAATCGATCTGCGTTCTGCGACCTGCGTCCGTCCGCCGCCGCGCCGCGCTTGGTGGAAAGAGAAGGCGGCTTCCGCCGCCTTCCTTTACCTGTACTCGTGTGTAATATTGCTTGTCCATTGCTCCGCCTCTTCATCGTCCATTTCAGATTCAAGTAGATCCGTCACACCTGCGCGGACTGCCTCTTCAAAACGATCTGCATATTTGGCTGGAACGTAAACGGTCAATGAACCGTTTTTATTGTGAACCACTCTTATATCAGTCATGGATCTTGGCCTTCCTGAAGAAAGCTTGCCCGATAGTTTTAAGCTGCTTTAACTCTGCCTTGACGAAACCAGCATTTGGGAACTCGTCCCCGTCCTGCTGTAAGACCTGCCGCCGCAACTCGCACAGCTTCTCCAACTCTTGAAGCTGGCCCTTGTCCAGCAGTACCATATACCTCTCTGCCATTTTCTCCTCCTTTGGCTAGAGTTTGTCCATGATCCATACTAGCACGGCAAGTCCCATATGATTACCCCAATAATTAGCAAAAGTGTTTTGCTATATTGGCAACAATGGGGTTACTGATATTGGTTGACAAATGACCTTGGCTGTGGCAGACCCCCACCCCCTTATATTGTATACAAGCTGCGGACGATTGTGCACAATTTGC